CTTACTAAAAAATACAAAATCTAAAATAGAAGTGACTTGGCTAAGACCAAGTATGTTTCCTACATGGAAAAGAAAAGGATGGGGAACTCCGTTCACTTGTTTTAGATATGCCATACCACAAATGTGTGGATTCAAAGGCAGAGCTTTATACACAGATTGTGATATGATAAACTTTAGAGACATATCATATTTATGGAACACAGACTTAGAAGGTAAGCCATTTGGTATGGTTTGGGATGCACTACAGATGAACAATCAAAGGTGGAAAGGAACTCCACAAGAGAGAGGTTGGTGGTGCGATAGTGTTATGTTGATAGATTGCGAGAAAGCAAAGGATTGGGTACACCCAATATCAGAACAGTCACAGTGGCCTAAGACTTACAAATGGGATTTTATGGAAAGTATTGGGTCTCCTTTCTTTGATAAGTCAAATGAGATAGTAACCCAACTAGATGCAAGATGGAATTGTTTTGATGGAGCAGATACTTCATTTCCATACAGTCCACCTTACAAAATAGATAAGAAAGTACAATTACCACTAGATGAAATATGGCAAGTACATCTTACAGCATTAAGCTATCAACCTTGGCATCCAAAGTACAATCCTCATGCTAAAGCTAGTCATGAGAGACAGGATATTATGGAGATATACTGGAAGTACAATTACGAAGTCAAAACCATGGAGAAGTTAGGTGACGTTTGAGGAGCTGCTAGGCCCAGTGGGTGTGGACAAGTTTTATAGTAAGTACAAGGGAAAGACACATTTCTATATCAAGTCGAACAAACCTAAGTTTGAAAGTTATTTTAGTTGGAAGGAACTTGATAACTATATGAATCAATTAAATATTGGACAATGGGATAGAACACCACAGCTACAGATAGTCCTACCTAATGGAGACAAGTGGTGTAAGAAAAAATCAAAAGAAAAGAAAAGTAGGGAAGAAATACTAAAATTATGGAATGATGGATGCAGTTTTATACTCACGCTGAGTGAGTTTCTAAACGAAAGCATGTGGAAACAATGTCAGGAGTTTGAAAAACACTATGGTATTGGACAAGCAAATATCTATTGTAGTAAGCAACGCGAAGCAAAAGTCTTTCCAATACACGCAGATTCTACTGACAACTTTTTATTTCATGTACGTGGCAAGATACGCTGGTACATTTATAAAGAGTTCTCGCAAACAGGAGGTCGCTGGAAAGATGCTACTTTGGAAGAAGTGGTAGATTTAGATGAAGGCGACTTGTTGTATATACCGAAAGGTAAATACCATAGAGTTGATACTCTAAGCCCAAGAATATCAATCTCGTTTCACTTTAGGGAGCCTGTCGAAGGCAAACCCTATAAAAGGAGGGATTGGTACGACTGGAAACCATAGGAGATACTATGGCAGAAGGAACTGATAATTCAAGGAACGAAGTTGAAATAGATTTGGATAAGTATATGGCTCTCATTGAGAAGCTAGATAAATCTGAAGATACTATTAAGGAAATGAAGTTGGAAGCCGAAGCTGCAAAGAAAAGGCTTGCACCACCTAAACGAAAGTTCATGGATTTATTTTTGGACGACAACGATGTTAATGAAAAGGCTATAATTGGCTTCATCGCGTTCTTTATGCTTATTGTTTTTGCTGGGTGTGATTTAGTAACAGCGTTCTGGGGACAGGACTTAGTAATTAGTGACACCATATTTACAAGTCTCGTAGTGATTACACTAGGAGCATTTGGAATCAGTGAAGCAGGAAGAGCATTTGGAAAGTGATAACAGCAAGATTATTTATAGACTTTGAATTAGTAGAAAGAAAGTATGAACCTGAGATGGTTCACACTACGGACATATTCTGTCCTGTTTCTCATAGAGAGGAACAGGATGGGTATGACGTCTTGCGCGATGACATTCTTGATAATGGAATGAAGCATCCAATTATACTCATACCAAATACGTATGACAATTGGCAGTTATGTAATCGCCAAGTCAACCCTCAGTATATACTACCCTATCAAAAGACCAAATACATATGTGTCTATGGAAACCAGCGCTGTGATATACTCATGAAAGCTGGGCATACATATATGTGGAGTCTGATAACCGAAAATGTGGAGTGGTCACACGCTGCATTTATGGAGTTAAAAAATAGTTCTTGACAACTGTTTAGAAAGTGTGTATAATATACATATGAAAAATACAGAATACAACGAACACAAGACTTGTCAGATGTGGAATGCTGAGACAAAGTCATTTGATACATGGCATATCGGAGAGTGCGAACACTGTGGAACAGACCTAGACCATACGTCTGGAGAATGTCCTAAGTATAAGTGCTGGATATCATGAATCTATTTTACCTAGACGAAGACCTCGACAAGTGCGCTGAGTACCATGTCGACAAGCACATAGTAAAGATGCCTCTCGAGGCAGCACAACTCTTATGTACTGCAATATGGGTCGATGCAAAACTAGGTTTTGTACCTCGTGCGCTTGACAAGGACGAACGAGAAGTACTGAATAGTGAGAAAGCCAAGATTAAGCACCTACCGCTTGACCAGCGACCACTCACGCCCTATCTACCAATGATGTATAATCATCCTTGTACGATATGGGTAAGGTCGAGCTTGGATAACTTTGAGTGGACTCATTGTTACGCTAACGCGTTGAATGATGAGTACCACTATCGTTATGGCAAACAACACAAGTCTATTGTAGAAGTAGTAAACAAACTACCAGAACCAAAGAATCTACCTAGACTTGGATTTACAGAGTTCGGACTAGCAATGCCTGATGAACTAAAAGACTATGATAATCCTATACAGAGTTATCGTGACTACTATCATCTTGACAAAGCTACGTTCGCAGCATGGTCTCACAGAGACAAGCCTCATTGGTGGAATGAAGATTACGCTGACTATGAGGAAAGGATAACAGCAAAATGATTAAAGTAGAGCATAAAGGACGTGTATACACTTTTGAAGATGGAACTACAATAGAAGACCAACAGGAAGCAATCGCTAAACACTTGGAAAAGAATAGATTCTTTCGACCTATTGTAATGAGAAAATCAAATGGTGAGAGCGTACATTTAGGCAACGGAGTTAGAAAACATGGAAAAAGACACACCTCTTAACGTCCTATTAGGGATTAAACAGGAATCGGTAAGCACTATGGAACATAGAGATATGTTGCGTAATAATTTAAAAGTGCAACACGAAAAAGTTAGTACGGAACTCGGAGTTCTAGAAAAACAAGTAGCCGATAAGAAAGAATACCTTGCAAAGATTGAAGGTGGACTTGATGTTTTAGACGAACTTGCCAAGTGATTGTAGTAAAGGATAATTTTTACCCAAACCCAAAAGAGGTTAGGGAAAATGCCTTATCTATGTTCTTTAGACCTGGGCTAAGAGAAAAGAATAGATTCTTTCCAGGACGTAGAACTGCATCTAGCTTCTCTCATGAGAACTTCATATATTGTAGGAATCAATGGGAACATATGCTAAATGCAAAGATGGAATACTTTCCACCTGACAATAGCAATACAGCATTTACTTTATCTTTAAAACAAGATGCAGAGCATAACTGGGTGCATCACGATTGTGCTGGGTTTTTAGAGAACTTAACTGATAACCTTGGCGCTGAAGCGTATGCCGCAGTAATATATCTTAACGAGGATGTCGACACTAGCAAAGGAACAGGATTGTTCAGGTCTAGAAAGACAGGTAAGATATACAAAAATGATGACCACAACATAGGAGATGCTCCCTTTGGTGGTGATTGGAAAGAAGATGATAAGTTTGATTTACATACATATGTAGGCAACTTATACAATAGATGCGTGCTATATCCTGCAAAGTATTGGCACGCACCCTTCTGTTCAGGGTTTGGACATAACAAAGCTACTGGAAGATTAGTTCAAGTAGGCTTTTTTACAGTTAATAAAAAATGAGTGATTATAAAGTAGACAAGTATAAATTTAATGAAGATGTAGTCTTAAACAAACTGCGTAATCATATATTGGGAACATACGACCAACACTACAGTATGAATAAAATCCAGTCAACAGAGTTCATCTTCGATGCTGGTCATGGCGAAGGCTTTTGCTTAGGAAATATCATAAAGTATGCACAACGCTATGGAAAGAAAGATGGTAAAAATGAGCAGGACTTACTAAAGATTCTGCATTATGGAATAATTTTAATGGGGTCAAAAATTGAGAACGAAGAAACACGAGAATCTTACACAAGCCAATATAACCAAGGTAATTGAGTTATTAAACCCAACAGATGGTAGCAAGCCAATAACAAAGAAAGAAGCATGTGGTATACTTAACATAGCTTACAACACAACAAGATTAGGCAATATCATCACAGAACACCTAGAAATGGTGGAGTTCCGTGCAAGAAGAAAAGCACAGAACAGAGGCAAGGCTGCAACTACAGCCGAAATAAAAGATGCAATAAAAGGCTATCTTGATGGAGACAATGTGAGTGATATAGCGAAGTCGTTATATAGGTCTCCAGCTTTTGTAAAAGGTATCATTGATAGAATCGGTGTACCACAAAAGTTAGCACACACAGACTACGAAGGTAGAAGAAACGCATTACTACCAGAACAATGCGTAGCAGAAGAATTCGAACCTAAAGAAAGAGTTTGGGCAATCAGACAAAACTATCCAGCGATAGTAGAAAGAGAAATACAGCCCGAAAAAGCAGAAGATAGAGGTTTTAAGTTATACTTAGTATATACTATTGAAGCACAACAGGAAGAATTGGAAAAGACGTACTTTCCACATCTAAGTTTTGCAGGTAAATACCATGCAATACCAGCTTATGATATGGGCAGTCTAAGACATTTACGAGAGTATATGTAAAAAGGAATAAAATGGACGCACTAAATGTAGTAGCGGCATTTTGGATAGCTGGAGTGGGGTTGGCAGTAGGTCAACTTTACATACCAGCAATACAAATTATCGGAAGAATTGATAAGAATAATTTAGGATATAGATACGCTTGGCTAGGTGGGATATGTTTCACCTTGTTTTCAACAATCGCACTACCCTTTCTTGTTCATATTATATTATCAGAAAGGCATCAGGAGAGATTCCTGAGAGCTTTCATACCAGCATATATGGGAGAAAAATAATGCATAGAGGAAACAGATATTACGAAGCACTAAAAGCTAAATACATAGCAGAAGCTAAGGAAGCAGAGGCAGTGTTGCATACTTATTTTACCAACTCAGTTGGTATAGGAGAACACTCAGACTTGATTGAAGAGTTTGACAAGCAACTAGATAAATTAGCATCCGCACAGGAAAAGCTGTGTTCTCTAGAAGGTTTGTTAGATAGGTGAAACCTCTCATATTACAGTACGAGAATGAAACTATCGGAGTAGTTAGAAATCCCTATGAAAGAATAGTTGCTCTGTATATGCAAAGCTTTGACTTTATAGGATTAGATAACTGGATTGATAAGTACAAACCCGAACTACAATCGGTAATGTACAAAGATTGCCAACATCTAATCAGATTTGAAGCATGGAAAGAGGAACTAAAGTTCCATAACTTACATCCAAAAGATACATCAATTTTAGAGGATGAAGAAGTTACAATGATGTGGGATAAGTGGTATACATTAAAGACGAAGACTCATGTCTATGAGCTGTATGCTACAGATATTGAAAAGTACGGGTATAGCTACTAAAATATAGTTCTTGACACAAGGTTAAAATTCCGATATAATATACTTATATTAAGGAAATAAGCAATGAGTGACAGATTTTACCAACAAATGCTAGAGACCACAGGTTGGGCTCCAGGCTACCGTAACACTGCAACTATTGCCGAATACAAACAAAACTACACATTAAAAAGGAAAAGAAACATGGCGTGGACAGACGAAAGTAAAGAACAAGCAGTTGAAATGTATACTGCTGAAGAACCAACTCCAGAAAACAGTATGGAGATTGTTAAGATGGTTGCTGAAGAATTAGGCGAGAGCCCAAATGGAGTCAGGATGATTTTAACAAAAGCAGGAGTATATGTAAAGAAAACTCCAGCTGCAAAAAGCAGTGGCGGTGGAACTGGTGGTGGCAGAGTAAATGTTGCCCAAGCACAAGATGACTTAGTAAAAGCTATCTCTGATGCTGGTAAAGATGCCGACACAGCAATTATCAGTAAGCTAACAGGTAAGGCTGCTGTATATTTTGCAACACTAATTAACGAACTTAACGATTAATTACCCCTGAATCTTGGGGAGGGCAACCTCCCTGAGTATTTTTGTATCTACAAGAATCACCTCGTAAGACGATACCATTGATAGGACGCTAATAGATATTAACCACCTACAAGGAATCGAATGAAAAAGGATGATTTTGTTAAAAAACTAGACGATGCAGGCGATGCTATTGTCACATATCGTAGTCAGAACAGTCGTAGACTAAAGTATAATGTCTGTACTAGCGACTTCGATAACAAATATATACAGTCCAAAAAGAATCGAGCAAAGCCCTCGCAGAAACAAGTTCTATTGTTTTGCTGGGACACCGACTCTTACAGACTATTACAACCTGATAATGTAACTTCTATTGTACCACTTTCAGCAATATTGAAAAATGATAGAATTACATAACGAAACTCCTGTATACGAAAAGGAAGTACACTTTAAC